GGGGGTGATTTCCAGCGCCACCATCTTCCGGCTTGGCGCGCGCTATACGGAACGGGCCGAGGACCTGCGCTTTGGCAATTATGAGATCCCGGCGGGTGTCTCGATGGATGAACTGATGGAGATCCTGTCCTCGGGCGGCCCGTCGACCTTCCGTTACACCGCCACCTACGTGATCCGGGGCGGCGAAGGCGGCGGCGAGATGCGGCTGCGCGAACGGGTGCCGGGCACCGGGGATCTGGTGGAACTGGCGACGTTTGAAGGCGGTGCGGAGCTGCCTGCGGATTACGTGGCGCTGGTCGAGGCGGGTACGCCGATTGTCTACCGCGTGTCGGTGCCCGAGGGGCTGACGGTCTGGCAGATCGTGGAAGGGCTGCGCGGTGCGGATTTCCTTGAGGACGACGTGGTTGACCTGCCCGCCGAGGGCACGTTGGCGCCCGACACCTATGAGGTGGCGCGCGGCACGCTGATGTCCGAAATGCTGACTGACATGGCCGATGCACAGACCGGTATCCTGCTGGCAGCCTGGGCCGGGAGGGCAGAGAACCTGCCCTATGACACGGTCGAGGAGGCGTTGATCATGGCCTCGCTGATTGAAAAGGAGACCGGCGTTGCGGGGGAACGAGGCGAGATTGCGGGCGTTTTCGTGAACCGGCTTGAGGCGGGGATGCGGCTGCAGACCGACCCGACGATCATCTATGGCGAATCCGAGGGGCGGGGCTTCCTTGGCCGGGGGATTCGGCAAAGCGAGCTGGTCAATGATGACAACCCCTGGAACACCTATCGCATCGACGGGCTGCCGCCGACGCCCATTGCGAATCCGGGCCGCGCTGCGATCGAGGCGGCGGTGAACCCGGCCAGCACCGACTATCTGTTCTTTGTGGCGGATGGGTCGGGGGGCCATGCCTTTGCGTCGAGCCTGGCCGAGCATAACGAGAATGTGCAGGCCTGGCGGGCGATTGAAGCGGCACGGGCAGCGCAGGAAAACTAGGGGTTTCGCCGCCTTCGGCGTCGACCCGCGCGGCCCCAAGGGGCCGCGTTTTGCGTTGTAGGGATGGTGAGGATTCCGGGGCGCTGCCCCCGTCGCCTGACGGCGCCTCCCCCGGGATATTTTTGGAACAATGAAGCGGGGTTAATTTTGTGTTGATGACCTTGTTGTTCGTTAACTTATTGAAAATAATAAATTTATTGACTTATCGAACGGTCTTCGATACAACTTGTGACATGCTGGAAGAAGTGGGCAAGCGGCCCCGGGGGTGACCTCGGAGGTCGCTTTTTCGTTTCTGCTCGTGCGGGTTCTTTTTTTGAAAGCACGGGGATTTTTAAACATGACGATGAAATCCGATGAGGATGTTGCCCAGACCGAAATTGCGGTGGCGCGGGCAATGAAGGCGTTCGACGTGACGCTGGACGTGTTGGAGGCTGCAGTCGACCGGTTGCGTGCAGAAGACGCGGCGTCGCCGGGGGCGGTCATCAAGGACCTCAAGGAGATGAACAGCGCCTTCACGTTGGCGCTGCACATGAAGGAGAAGGCACGTGACGCAAAACGGGGACCAGATGGCGGATGGGCCGGACAGCTCGACCTCGATGCGGCACGGGCTGAGATCGGGCTCCGCCTCGCTTGCCTGCGCGGCGCCTCGGACGGTTGAGGGCTTTCTCGATGGTCTGAGTGACAACGCGCTGGCGGCGTTGCCCTGGCTGTTCGAGTTCTGGGCCTTGCCGCATCAGTTGCCGCCCGAAGGCGACTGGCGCGCCTGGGTGGTTCTGGGGGGGCGCGGCGCGGGCAAGACGCGCGCCGGGTCTGAATGGGTGCGGTCGATGGTCGAGGGCGCGACGCCCCAGGCCCCCGGCCGCGCCCGGCGCGTGGCGCTGGTGGGGGAAACCTATGATCAGGCGCTTGCCGTGATGGTGAAGGGGGAGAGCGGGCTGCTGGCCTGCTGCCCCCCGGACCGTCGGCCGCGTTGGGTGGCGGGCGAGCGGATGCTCGTTTGGCCCAATGGGGCCGAGGCGCGGCTTTATTCGGCGCATGACCCGGAGGCGTTGCGGGGGCCGCAGTTTGACGCGGCCTGGGCTGATGAGCTGGCGAAATGGCCAAAGGCGGAAGAGACTTGGGACATGCTGCAATTCGGGCTGCGGCTGGGCGAGCATCCGCAGGTCTGCGTGACGACAACGCCGCGCAATGTGGGGGTGTTGAAGGATTTACTGGGGCGCGACAGCACGGTGATGACCCACGCGCCGACCGAGGCGAACCGGGCGTTTCTGGCGGACTCGTTTCTGGAGGAGGTGCGGGCGCGCTATGGCGATACACGGTTGGGACGGCAGGAACTGGATGGCGAACTGATCGAGGAAGCGGACGGGGCGCTGTGGACGCAAGCGATGCTGGATGGCGCGCGGGTGGGCGCGGTGCCGGAAGGCGCGCGGATCACGGTGGCGGTTGATCCGCCGGTGACGGGGCATTCGGGGTCGGACGCTTGCGGGATCGTGGTGGTTGGCGTGGTGCAGGACGGGCCGCCACGGGACTGGCACGCTGTCGTCATTGAGGATTGTTCGGTTCAGGGCGTGTCGGCCAGTGGATGGGCCGAGGCGGCGGTGGCAGCATATGTCCGGCACGGGGCCGACAGGATGGTGGCCGAGGTTAATCAGGGCGGCGATCTGGTGCTGGATGCGGTGCGGATGGTCGATCCGCTGATCAATGTGCACTCGGTCCATGCCTCTCGCGGCAAGGTCGCGCGGGCAGAGCCGGTGGCGGCCTTGTATGAGCAGGGGCGGGTGGCGCATCTGGACGCATTGCCGCTGCTGGAAGACGAGATGTGCCGCATGACCATCACCGGTTTCGAGGGGCGGGGCAGCCCCGACCGGGTGGACGCGTTGGTTTGGGCGCTGACCGACGGGATGATCCTGCCGGCGCGCGGGGTGCTGGCCAAGCCGGGTATCCGGCAAATCTGAATTTACCCACGCAAGGGGCGTTCATCCGCCCTTTCGGGGCGCTTTCGCACATGCGGGGGCGCCCTTTTGACATGGACCAAGGAGATAAGCGGATGGTGTTGGATTTCTTGCGGAGATCGCAGCCCGAGGTGCCGGAGGCAAAGGCCTCGGCCACGGGGCGTGTGGTGGCCTGGGCGGGCGCGGGGCGCGTGGCCTGGAGCCCGCGCGATACGGTGTCGCTGATGAAGACAGGGTTCACCGGCAACCCGGTGGGGTTCCGGTCGGTCAAGCTGATCGCCGAGGCCGCAGCGGCCCTGCCGGTGATCTGCCAGGATGTGGAACGCCGCTATGAGGTGCATCCGATGCTGAGCCTGCTGTCGCGGCCCAACGGGGCGCAGGGGCGGGGCGAGTTTCTGGAGGCGCTGTTTGCGCAGCTTTTACTGTCGGGCAATGGCTATGTGGAGGCGGTCAGCCCTGACGGCGCGTTGCCCGGTGAACTGCACGTTCTGCGGTCTGATCGGATGAGCCTGGTGCCGGGGTCCGATGGTTGGCCGGTGGCCTATGACTACGCGGTTGGGACCAAGAAGCACCGGTTCCATGTGCAGGGGGCCAGCCCCATTTGCCATGTGCGGCTGTTCCATCCGCAGGATGACCATTACGGGCTGTCGCCGATGCAGGCGGCGGCGAATGCCCTGGACGTGCATAATAGTGCCTCGCGCTGGTCCAAGGCGCTGCTGGACAACGCCGCGCGGCCCTCTGGCGCGATTGTCTATCGCGGGGCCGATGGGGCGGGGACCATGACCGCCGAGCAGTTCGAGCGGCTTCAGGCCGAGATGGAGAGCCACCATCAGGGCGCGCGCAATGCGGGGCGTCCGATGCTGTTGGAAGGCGGTCTGGACTGGAAGCCGATGGGGTTCAGCCCGTCCGATATGGAGTTCCACAAGACCAAGGACGCCGCCGCACGGGATATCGCGCTGGTCTTTGGGGTGCCGCCGATGCTGCTGGGGATTCCGGGCGACGCAACCTACGCCAACTACGCCGAGGCCAACCGGGCCTTCTATCGTCTGACGGTGCTGCCGCTGGCATCCAAAGTGCTGGCGTCGCTGGCGCATTGGCTGGCGGGGTATTCGGGCGAGGTGGCAGAGCTGCGCCCCGATCTGGATCAGGTGCCGGCGCTGGCCACGGAACGCGACGGACAGTGGCGCCGGGTGGCCGAGGCCGATTTCCTCACGCCGGCCGAGAAACGCGCGATGCTGGGGCTGCCACGGCTGGCGGAGGATGAATGAGCGACCGGGGGACGAGTGGCGGGTCGCGCTTTCTCTATGCCCCATTCGACGCGGCCAATGCCCGGATCGAAGCTAATGAACGCGTGCACGAAGAACGTTGGCAGGCGCTGGAATACCGGCTGAACGCGATTGAGACCGCGCTGGAGCGGGTCGAAAGGCGGCTGTGGCTGGCGGTTTTTGGTGTGGTCAGCGTGGTGCTGGCTCAGGGAATCAATGACCTTATTCAGATGAGCTATGGTGGATAGGAGACGGAAATGTGTGAACTTTCCCAAAGCGGGCTAGAAGTGAAATTCTGCCGATTCGATGAGGCGCTGACGGTGAGCGACGGCCATGTGATCGAGGGCTACGCAAGCCTGTTCGGGGCCAGCGACCAGGGCGGCGATGTGGTGCAGAAAGGCGCTTATGCACGCAGTCTGAAGGGGCTGTCCGATCAGGGCCGCAGCGTCAAAATGCTGTGGCAGCACGACCCCGCGCACCCCATCGGCGTCTGGGACGAGCTGCGCGAGGATGGCAAGGGCCTGTGGGTTCGGGGCCGCATCCTCGACGCGGTCGAAAAGGGGCGTGAGGCTGCGGCGCTGATCGGGGCCGGTGCGATTGACGGGCTCTCTATCGGCTATCGCACGGTTCGCGCGACCAAGGATGACAGGGGCCAGCGGCTTCTGAACGAGGTGGAGCTTTGGGAGGTGTCGCTGGTGACCTTCCCGATGCTGCCGCAGGCGCGGGTGGGATCCCAGAAGGCCGACGAGGCCAAGGGCGACTTCCTGCATGAACTGGCGACGGTGTTCCAGGACGCCCGCCGCAAACTGGCGGCGCGTTAAGGCCCCGCATTTTTTCTCAACAATCAGGACGACGTGATGACCGAGACCGAGACCAAGTCTTCGGGCGGTGGTGCCCCCGTGCCTAACGCACCGGATGCCACCTCTGAAGTGAAATCAGCACTGGCGGGGTTTCTGAATGAATTCAGCCAGTTTCAGGACGACATGACCACGAAGCTTGCAAAACAGGAAGAGCGTATTTCCATGCTGAACACCAAGACCATGACCCATCTGCGCCCCGCGCTTTCGGCCGCCACCAACGAGGGCGCCCCCCACAAAAAGGCCATTGGCGCCTATCTGCGTACCGGTGACGATGACGGCCTGCGCGGGCTGGAACTGGAAGGCAAGGCGTTGAACACCGCAGTGAACGCCGAGGGCGGCTATCTGGTCGACCCGCAGACCGCCGAGATGATCCAGGGCGTCCTGCGGTCCTCCTCTTCGCTGCGCACCATCGCCAATGTGGTGAATGTCGAGGCGACGTCCTTTGACGTGCTGGTCGACCATACAGATGTTGGCGCGGGCTGGGCTACGGAAACGGCGGCGACCACGGAAACCGACACGCCCCAGATTGAGCGCATCTCGATCCCGCTGCACGAACTGTCGGCGCTGCCCAAGGCCAGCCAGCGGCTGCTGGACGACACTGCGTTTGATATCGAGGGTTGGCTTGCCGGTCGTATCGCCGACAAGTTCGCCCGCGCAGAAGCCGCGGCCTTCGTGTCGGGCGACGGGGTGGACAAGCCCACGGGTTTCCTGACCCATACCACTGTGGACGATGTCAGTTGGACCTGGGGCAATCTGGGCTATGTGATCACCGGCACCGATGGTGATTTCGACGCACTGACCCCCGCCGATGCGGTGGTTGATCTGGTCTATTCGTTGGGCGCCCGCTACCGCGCCACTGCAAGCTTCGTTATGAACTCGAAGACCGCAGGGGCCGTGCGCAAGATGAAGGATGCCGATGGCCGCTTCCTGTGGTCGGACGGTCTGGCCGCCGGGGAACCAGCGCGCCTGATGGGCTATCCGGTGTTGATCGCCGAGGACATGCCTGACATCGCGTCGAACGCCATGGCGATTGCCTTTGGCGATTTCGGGTCCGGCTATACGATTGCAGAGCGTCCGGAGTTGCGCGTGCTGCGCGACCCGTTCAGCGCCAAGCCGCATGTCCTGTTCTATGCCACCAAGCGCGTCGGCGGTGACGTGAGCGATTTTG